CCCCGTAGACAACATATCCCTTTGATTCTTTTTTGTATATGATTTTATAATCTTCTGAGTTCATGCGTATTTTTGCAGTCATCGCTATGTCCGAGGTTGTTATGATTCGCCATGCTTCCTCTGTCAGGTAGTTGCCGACTGTTCGGGTTGCGTTGATCGCTGACATTCCCTGGATTGAGAAGTTACCTACGTGTCCTTCAAAGTTCGTTGTAGTTGTTTCGGTTTCGTTCATGCCTGTTGCCGGGTTGAAGGTTGTTGTTTCCGTGACGATTGCTAATGTTTCGAGGGGAAGTCTTTCCAAGTGCTGCACGGAAACGGAATCGAGATCAAACAAACGTGACCTTCTTGTGCGGTGCTAACATTCTGTAAATCTGTGCCGGGTAGTCTTGTGTGAAAGCCGTTGAAATCCCCTCCATCCCGTGACTTTTCACCCCGACTATGTTGTTAATGTCGTATTGAATCATCAAAGCGGCTGCGAATTGAACGTCATCCGGCCAGTCTTCAGCGTCTTCATCGTCAAGAAAATCATCATTGCAATAACTTTTAATGTATGCCTCAACAGCCGGTATTCTTGCGGTAATCATTGTGTCATACGACGTTGTTGTAATTCCAAGTAGTGTTTTACATTCATCTTTTGTCATGATTGCCATTCAAATCACCTCTAAAAAAGAGAGCCCGAAGGCTCCCTTGTCATGGCATTTCAATTACATAAATCTTTGCGTATTGCAACCCGTCAACGAAGAATGTCACATCCCCATCTTCGTCTTGTAGCCTCATTGCCCACGGGGTGTAGCAGTAAAGCCCGTTTGTTGCAGGCGTTGTGACTAAGTTGCCCAAAACGGCATCCCCGTAATCCCCGGAATAAAACGTGACGGTTCCGGAAGTAATTGAAGCGTCGGTAGTGTCAAGGATGATGATCTTCTTCAAAAATTCCGGCAATGCGATTGTATAGGTTGCATCCGCTGAAACGGTTGTTGATGTCATTGTTGTCCATGCTGAAAAAGAAACATCAACCTCCGTTAAGTCAGTAGCAAAAACAAAGGCGGTTACAAGAACCGCCAGTAAAATTATAAGTTTTCTCATATTAAATCACTCCTTAATCCGTTGATTCAGTTGCGTCAATTCTGAGAAGTGCAGCAGGTTGAACAACAGATGTTCCGAAGACGTACAGACCCTTGACGGCATCTGCAAATCTCTTTTCCATGCGGTAGGCTTCAATCTTTGAAACTTGCCCGGCATAGGAAATTGCCTCTTTAGTTCCGGCCATTATGTAGTAAGTCGTTCCGGATGTTTCGATGTTGTTTGATTGCAGGATTGAAATCCCCACAACCTGAGGAACCTGACCGGTAACCATGTAATTCTGCCAGCTCTGTTTGTAATCATCGTCTTTGAGTAGGTTTGTGTGGAACCAAGGCGGAATAACCATCCATCGGCCTGCACCTGGTATGTTCAATTCATCCATTTTCTGTTTTGTGTCAACAACAACGTCGTAGGCCAATGTGTCGCCAGACGCATAACCGATGTCGGATTTTGTCAGCGTGTTTCCGGCTGAACTGTAAAGGCTTGCAATGTATTCGTCAATCTCGTTTGCGATTGCATAACCGGCTCTTTGCATTGCTGCATCCATGACCTTCGGTTTTGTCTGTGCGTTGTCCACGTCATCAACCTGGAAGTTGAAGTATTTCGCCTGATTGATAATCAGGGTTTTCTGTGAACCGTCCAGCTCTTCAGGATCGTCAATGTCGCTGTTTGCTGTGTAATTGCTCACGGTAACATCACCAATCTGATTGATTCTCACCGTGTCGCCGTAGGCGCTTATGTCACCCTCATAATCAGTATTTACGAGGTTTTTAAATATTAAATTCTTGTCAAGATGCCTGAGTAATCTGGCACTCCAAATTTCTGGTATAAAATTTTGTAAACTCATTTGTAATCATCTCCTGTTTTTTAGATTTTTTCAAATAACCCCGGGTCTTTGTCAAATAACTCATTGATCTTTTCCGGGCTCATTTTTGCAATTTGTTCTTTTGTCAATTTCTCAACCTTGTTCGGACTTTCCGCAGGCTGCCTTCCGTTTTCCTTAAATTTGCTTTCGACTTGCTGTTTCATGCCGTTGTCCCAAAGCCCTTTAATCGTCTCGAGTCTTGTCAGGGTTGATTCTTCATCGTTACCGATGACAAGGTCAGCCAATTGAGTCGGGAGCCCGGATTGCGTCAGCTCGTTTAAAGCCTTATTTTTTAATCGCTCTTTTTGTCTTTCGTTCCTTTCCGCTTGAAGCTCTTGTTCAAGTTTCCTCAGTCTTTTTTGTTCCTCTGTTTCCTCAGGGAATTTCTCTTTAATTTTCTCTTCAATCAGTTCGTTGAGATTGTTTTCTTTCCAAGTTTCAACGCCTTTCGCAACGGCTTTTCCACGCTCTGATTGCAAGAATTTCTTTCCCTCTTCGTTTTCATTCAAGAATCTTTGAACGTCATCAAGAGTTATTGTTTTCGTCTCGATGGGTTCGTTATTTTTTGTTTCTTCGCTCATATTCTTTCACTCCTTCGTGACAACGGGCTTCATGCGTCGTTGTCAGTTTGATTTTTTCCATTCTTCATACGTCAAATCACCCCTGACGGTGTCTGTTCCGCTCCGTCTTGTTAGCGGGGCTGTTCCTTCTGTGATGTATGTCATACTGCATCTGCAATGCACCGTATTCGCTGCGCCCCCTGCTGGATCACCGGGGTATTCCATTTTCATTCCTCCGACTGTGAATTTTCCGTCACGGGGGACTTCTTGTCCGTCTGCTGCCTGATGTGCCGGGCGTGTTCTCTCGTCAAGCGTTGCCAACCATCTCTTTTTGCCCTTGATTCCTTCGGCTTCAAGGTATTCAAAGCTGTCAAGGCGTGCTTTCTGAAGAACTCTGTGGCTTTCGGTCCAAGCGACGGTCTTTGCCTTGTTGTAATCAATATCAAACAACTTCCTCATTTCTTGCGCCATCTTTACATAACCGGTTCCCCTGATGAGCCCTTGCGTGATTTGTATGTTCAGGGCTTTCAGGATTGCCGCTTTATGATCCGCAAATAACTTCGGTGCTGTCAATTCTGCAATCGGGTTTCTGACAAGTTCCATGACGGCCGTTTTGTTAATCGAGGTAAAGTCAAAAACAACGTCCATCTGCTTGCCTGTTTGGTAAATAAAGCCGTTGTAGGACTCGTTGTAAGTATTCGCTAACAAATTGTTTGTGCCGGTTATTTTAGTGCGTGTGAGGGCTGCAATCTCGTCTTTAATTTTGCCTTTGAGCGTCTGCAACCGTTTGTATTTTCCCGCTTGCGCCAACGAGGGATTGTTTCCCATTTTCATGTATAGTTTTTCGATTTCTTTTTTTGTGTTTTCAAGTGCAAGTTTGTAACTGAATCGGAGTTCTTTGAGTTGCAGTTTCGTCAATTCGTCAACAAGTTTATTCACCCATTCCGCTCGGATTCTCATTCACATCATCCTCCGGGTAGGCATCTTCTTTCATTTTTTCGAGTTCGTAATCAACATCGTTAATGAACGGCAACAGACTAACTCTCGTTTCATCGCTCACGAGGCCTGCAAGTTTTTGCGTCACGTCTGCGTGGTATGTCAAATCAAGCGGTAAGTTTCGAGTGAACTTGAAGAACAGATTTTCAAGTTTGAAGTTCCAGCCCTGCAAGTTCCAAGCTGAGAATATGATCTCGAATTGTTTTCTCAATGCCCGTGTAAATTTTCTTTCGGTTGTGATGCACTTGTTTTCAAGTGACAGCAGTTTGTACTTTTTCGCCTCTCCTGATTCCGTTCCGAAGTTTTCATCGTTGAAATTCGGGGACTTTGCAAACATCCGGATGTTGTTTTCAATTCTGTCAAGATGATGTTCAATGACGGCATCGTCAATGTTTTTTGTCAAGAAAGCTGCGTCCCCTTCAAGCGGTAACGAGAACGCCCCGGTTTGTTTTGCTTTGCTCACGGTGTCTGCGTCGATTGTTGCGCCCTTGAAAACCATGTATGCCAACCGGAATGATTCAAGCTCTGAATTAACATCGCTAATCGTCCGGTCGTATGCGTCAATCAAATCAAGCACTTTCTCGCAGTCGCCCTGCCATTCTTTGTTGTTCACAAACGGGATCAACGGCACACCGTTAAACATATGCGGTTTCGGTTCTTCCGTCGGGTCCTGGTAGTACCCATCCTGATCTCCAACGTAGAAATAAACCATTTTGTCATCGTACCATTCGATTCTTGTTTTTGTGACAACTTTCTCTCCGGTGTGATCTTCGATTTCGTAAGCCCTCAAAGCGTATTGAACATCGTCAATTGAACGATCATAAACCCAAATGCACTCCCAGGGATTCACGTTCATGACGTGCGGTTTGCCATCGAGTCCGATGTAACAGAGTCTTGCACCCATGCCGGTAATCGCTGCCATCTTCGCTGTTTCTGAGTCAAGGTCTGCGAGGTTTTCAAGCGTGACGAAGTTGTTAATCAAGTCTTTCTCTTTGTCTTCTCCGTCGTAGTCATACACAATCGGGTTACCTGCGAAGTAACCGGTTTTTGTATCAACGATCTCAGAAAAGAAGTCGTTGTTAATCTGATTGTTGACTTTGTTTGTGTCGTCAAATGTTCTTGAATGAATCGGCACGGTTTCGTTTGTGTACCGTTCGTACAATCCCTCTTGTTTGAGGTGCATTGTTGAATATTCTGTGAGCAAATCTCCGATGATGTCGCTTGTAATTTGTTCTCCGTTCTGTTTGAGTCTGTTTATGTATTCATTCATTTTTTACCTCCTCTTTCTTCGGAAGCATTCCGTGTTTAATCAGCTTTTCAATTAGTTCTGAAACGCTTTTGCTTGCGTCAAGCTCGTCTTGTATGTCCCGTGCCTTTGTAACGCCGGGCTCCCTTCGGAAGTCGATTAGTGTTTTATTCATGTGCCACCTTCTTCGGTCTGTTTGTCAAGCACGGGTGTGCGTTGAGTTCTTTTTTTAATTGTTTGATTTCGTCATAGGCTTCCGCAAGAAAGTCTTTCAAGTGCATATTTTCATCCTGTAATATCATGTTCTGCTGTTCAAGCTCGTTAATCTTTTTCCATTGCGCCTGTTCTGTCTGTTCAAGTCGGCTGATGACGTTGCTTAGAATCTCTTCAAAACCATTCATTCAATCGCCTCCCGGAACAATTTCATACGATTTCGTACATCCTTTTTAATGCATCTTGAGGCGTATGGCCATCGAAAGGGTGCTTTGCTTTTTCTGTTACGGGAACGTCGAATAAATACCAATCTTCCATTTTGTAATGATTTGATATTTGTCCAGTTGGTAACACAGCAACAACAATAAAATATTCACCGTCAAAACAAGGTTCGCCATCGTTGTGTTTTTTTGATTTGTGAACATCGTATTTTCCTTGTCTCGCCCATTCATTGAACAATAAGGCGTTATAGACTTTTCTGTACTCATATAATTCTCCAAACGTATGCCACCCGTCTGAAACTCCTTTTTTGCTTTTTAAAGTTTGTATCTCTAAGTTAATTTGTTCAGTATTCATCTTATTCCCTCCTTAAACCACTCAATGCCGTCAAACTTGTATTTTGTGTATAATTCGCTGTGCCCTCGTCTAATCAGTTCAACGTTCCAACAAATCAACTTCCCAGCTTCAACTTCAATCCAGATGTAACCAAGAATGCGTCCGAAAAAGTCCGGGCTGTTCGAATCGTAAGTTAGGATGATCTTAATGCCGGTTAATTGTTTCGTGAAGTCTGAGGCTTCAACCCCTCCGGGTTCAACGGGCTTTGAGGGGTGCACCGTTTCCGGGGTGTCAACGCCACATAAGCGTATTGTTTCTTCTTTGCCGTTGATTTCCACTTTCAGGGTGTCTCCATCAATGGCTCTTGAAACGATTCCAACTTCAAAAGAAAAAGCCGCCAGAGGCAGCAGTAATAAAAGTATTATTAAGTTTTTCATGATTTCTCCTTTACATTGCAAGACTCCTGACGGCTCTTGCTTTTTGCAACCGGCTCATGACTCCGTACCTCAAAGCATCCATGCAGTGATCGTTTTCTTTGAGCGGTTTGTCTTCGCCTTTGTTTTGTGCGTTCTCGTCCCAAGAGTAGGTATGAAATTCCTCAATCGTTTTTTCACATTCGGGATCAACGCTGATTTCATTTTTGCTTAATTTCATGCTGACATTTCTAATCCCGTCAATGACTGCATTGTTTGCTTTTTGCACGTTCAAGCCCCGTTGTCTTAATTCGACTATAAATGAGGCAGCTGACGGGTCAACAATAATCTCTGTGTTGCGTGGAACCCCGTTGTTGTTGAGGAAGTCTGTCATGTCATTTGCGTATTGTGAGTCGGTTTTTTGAACGCCTGAATCACGTCCGGAATAATAATATTCTCGTTCGACGTGCACTTTGTCCCTGTCAACGTCAATCAAGAGAAAGACTGTCGGGTTTCCCGTTCCATAGTCGCAAGCTATAATCTTTTTGCCGGTCGTCTTTTTGCGGTTGATGTGCTTATCGTGAAACATATCATAAATCAAGCCCTCAGCTTTAACCCACAACCCCTCGATGAATCGTTTGTGCCACACCCCGGAATATGCCTGTTTGAGGTTGCGCTTGTACCTGTCAGACAATGTAAGATTGTCTTCAAGCCGAAATTTGAAGTTTTTGTATTCTCTCTCGTTTGCCTTTTCAATGTATTCTTTTTTGATGTAATGAAACGGGCTGTCAGGGTTTGTTGTCCAGATCGCTTTCGCTCCGTTCAATGACATTCTGTTAATCGCCTGCTTGACGAATGTTTCATGATGCAATGTGACTTCGTCTGCGTACCAACCGGCAATCGTCATTCCTCTGATTGAGCCTTCAGCGTCTTTGTTTTTTGAGCCCCGGCAATAACAGACTTTTGTTTCATTGAGCTTCAGCACAAGTTGGGCCCCGCCCTTTCTGTTCTGATAATAGAACGCCCTGTCTTGTCCTAAAATGCCAATCAAGTCGTCAATCACATTCCTGTAAAGAGAGTCTGTACTTTCACCGCTCATTAAAAATTCTTCGTGCGGGGATTGCATTAAATGAAAAATCCAGGCCACATTTGCCGCCATTGTCTTCCCGGAACGTACCGCCCCCTCTAAAATGTTAATAAAGCCGTCAGCGTTGTCAATCGCTCTGAGTTGTTTCGGGCTGAATAAATCAAGTTTCATTCTTTCGGCTCTCCCTAATCACTTCAGCTAATATTTTAATCGAATCCTGAGCGGTATTGTTTGCCTCGTCAGGTTTGTCACGCCATTCGGCGGGTTTCCTGTTTTTAAGCCAGAAGATTTGAGCCGTTGTGTTAGGCGGCATCTTCTTGTGGTATCTCTCAATCCGTTTTCTGTCTTTGCCCTGCTCATCTTTTTCAATTATTTCTTTCACTTCTGTATAGTCATAACCCATTGCGTTCTTGAAAAGAGCGTTCTCGACTTGTATGTCAACAACCTCTTTATTTTCTTTTAGGGCGATACCTATGGGACTATAACAGGTTTTCCAAATGCGTAAGGTTTTCCGGTTAATACCCATATTATGAGCAATCTGCTCATCTGTCAATCCATCACGTGCCCATCCTTGCAACCGCAATAGGTTGTCATCTTCTAACCATTCCTTGTATTTTGTCTTTGCCATTTATCTCACCTCAATTGCTACCCCCTTTCTTTTGTCAACCAATAGAAGAACGGGGTGTCGAGTCCTGCTATTATCAATTTCACAACATATTGACTAATAATCATCCATCCAAGATTCGGAACAACGCCATAAAAAGCTATCGTTATAAAAATCGCTGTGTCTAACATCTGACTCATCATTGTGCTGATGTTATTCCGGACCCATTTCTTTGAGCCTTTCGTTTTCTCTTTCAATTTATGAAATATAAACACATCGTTGAATTGCGCCACAAAGTAAGCTGAAAGACTTGCTAATACCATCCGTGCACTTTGTCCCAATACCGCTGAAAAGCTCTCGCTATATTCAACTGCAAAGACAGCCGGAGGTAACTTCATCGCTAATATAAGCAACCCTAAAAAAAGAAGCTGGGAAACAAGCCCCAACTTCACCGTTTTCTTTGCCGTTTCCTTTCCCCAAATTTCGCCTATCACATCGGTGCATAAAAAAGTCAATCCATAAGCAACCACTGCCGCCGGAACAACGAACCCGAAAAGATCCACCACTTTCCCGCCGACTACATTTGCCACAATCAAGCAAGAAACAAAAATCACGTTCAACATCATTAAATTGTCATTTGTTTTTTTCACTTTAATTCTCCTTTAGTTTTTTATAGTTGGTTTTTGCATACAACTTTGTTATAAGTTATGTTCTGCATATCGTTGGAATTTTATCCATTCGTTGAGATTGTTTTCTCTTGCTAATTTAGGTTTCAATCTACCTGTTGATTTGCTCGTTGTTAAACTTGAGCCATTAAATCTATAAATCGAACCGGAAATGTTGCCGCAAAGCCAAGAAGTGCTATCAACTGAATAAAATTTGTATTTCTCTAATCCTTTGAGATTCGTAAAGCCGAGCCCGTGAACTTTGCAGTTGTTTTTCTTTGCTTCGTTCAGTAGCCAGGTGAAATATTTATATTCATTCTTCTTTATTTCCCCGGAAACGATTCCGCCAATAGCCACATAATCATATTCTTTTGTCATGTCTATCCAGTATTGTTTGCCCCGGCTTTTGTGCCATACCGGGATGCACTTCTTTTTTGTGAGTATTTCAACTTTCGTTCTGAGTCGTTCAACCTCTTTCAGTCCCACAACATTGTCAATGTCCAACTCAAAGAAGTGTTTAACGTTATGCTTGTTTATGAAAGCGGCATATTCCGAAACATATTCATCCCAGTCAACACTTTTACTTGCATTTACCATAAAAGTAAAAGCTCCGCTATCAAGCAAAAAGTCCCACTTTGTTTCTATGTTTTTATACATCCATGGCTTAACATAGTAAAAACTTTCTAACACAAATAGTTTTTTGTCTAACTTCGCTCTGAAATCTTTATACACACTGCTGAGGTTAGCCAAATAAACCTTCACACTTCAATCTCTTCCCCGCAATTCGGGCACGTGATTGTTTTAGGTTTTTCCGGTTCTGAACTTGTTTGTGTTTCCTCAAAGAAGTTGTCAATGTCAACTTCCTCATGTTCTAAAATATTCTGTATTTCACCCTCTGCAAATCCCGTCATTTCTAAGTCAAACGCCTCTTTGGCTAAATCCTCCATTAAAGACTTCAACTCGTCAAAATCCCACTCGGCAATCTCTGACAACTTATTGTCTGCAATCGCATAGCCTATCGCCTGTGCTTCATTCTGAAAGTCGTATATCAACACCGGCACGGTGTCTTTGTTGAGCTTTTGCGCTGCTTTCAATCGTGTATGTCCGGCTCTTATTGTTCCATGTTGGTCTATAATAATCGGGTTAATGAATCCATATTCCTCAATCATGTTTGTCAACTTGTCAGCAGCTTTGTCATTCTTCCGGGGGTTCTTCTCCCATACTTTCAACTTGTCTATCGGATATTCTTTTATAAATTCCATTCTTCATCCCTCACATTATCATTTTTGTTTTTTCAAGCCATCCTTGTTCTTCACAATATACTTGCCACCGGTTATTGCTTTCTATGATTTTATTTGCTTCTTTCAACGTCACAAATGCGCTTTTACACATAATGCACCCGTC